CCCCTTTTCAAGGGGGACTTTTCTATAATTTGAATTTTGTGGAAAATACTTTTTTTCTGCTGTCATTGCAAAAGCGCAGATAATATGCTATAATCAAATGGAAAGAGATACCCGGAAAGAAATGAGGTGCAGTATGGAAAATAACAGCATTCGGCATGAGATCGTGTCCAGCAACCCCGATATTGATGTGCGGTTTTATCTGTCCGAGGACAGCGGCAGCTATGTTGCGCCGCACTGGCACAACAGCCTGGAACTGGTGTACATGATCGAGGGGAGCATGGTGACACAGTTTGAAAACAACGTGCGCCAGACGCTGCACCCCGGAGAATTTTCCATCGTCAACCCCAGAGTGATCCATTCGGTGACGGCGCAGAAAAACAAGGCGCTGGTGCTGCTGATCCCCAGCGCTGTGCTGGAAAAGTATATTCCGGCATATGACCTGCTGGAATTTCACGTGGATATGCACCCCGAACATCCGGTAGATGTCACACGGCTGGAACGCATCAAGAAAATTTTCACAGATATGTACATCGTCTATGATGTGCGTCCGGATGCGTATCTGCTCAAGTTCAACAGCCTGCTCTATGATCTGTTGTATACGCTGGTGCATTCCTATTCCATCCGGCTGACGGACAAGGCAGTCAATAAGCGGAATCGTTCCATCAACAAGGTCAAGAACATCATGCGGTATATCGAGGATCACCACAGCGAAAAGATCGTGATGGAAGATATTGCAGCGCATTTCGGCTACAATCCCGACTATCTGTCCAAGCTTTTCAAGAAACAGCTGGGGCTGACGGTGATGCAGTACCTGTATGAGATACGCCTGCACAAGGTTGTCCGGGATCTGCAGGAAACGGATCACAGTATCGGAACGATTTTTGAAGATCACGGCTGCACCAATTATAAGTACGCCATGCAGCTGTTCAAGGAGCGCTATCACTGTACGCCAAAGGAAAAACGCCGGGAGTTTCGGAAATAAAGCAGCACGGAACAGGGGCTTAGACTGGCTTGGTACAGCGATTCCTAAAATAGGATATCTATGGGCAAATCTGCATAAATGTCGGATTTGCCCTATTTTGTTGTCTGAATACCGCCTTTTCAGTCGTCGGGATATCGGTTATAATAGAGACAACAAAAACACGAAAGGAGGAAACCTACCATGGCTTCCGCTTCAAAAACAAAAATCAGCTTTTGGGAACGTTTTTCCTATGGCTGCGGAGATCTGGGCTGTAACATCATCTACTCCGCAATGTCCGCATTCCTGCTCTTTTATTATACCGATTATGTTCACGTCAGTGCCGCTACCATCGGTACCATCATGCTGCTGTCGAGAGTGTTCGACGGCGTCACCGACCTTATCATGGGCGTTATCGTAGACAGAACCAAGTCCCGGTTCGGCAAGTGCCGTCCGTGGATTCTGCGCATGGCAATTCCCTTTGCCCTTGCCGGAATCCTGCTGTTCTCCGTGCCGTCCGGACTGGGGGAAACCTCAAAACTGGTGTACATCTTTATTACGTATAACCTGGTGTCCTCTGTGGTCTACACGGCGATCAATGTGCCTTATGCCACACTGAATGCACTGATTACACAGAACCAGTACGAGCGTTCTGTCCTCAGCATCTTCCGTATGATCCTGGCAACTACCGGCACACTGCTCATCACCAATCTGACCCTGCCGCTGGTACAGTTCTTCGGCGATAACCTCTCCGCATGGACAAAGACATTCGCTGTATTCGGCATCCTGGCAGTGATCGTATTCATGATTACCTTTACCGGAACAAAAGAACGTGTTGTACCGGCAAAGGAGACCAAGCAGGAGAAAGTGCCGTTCCTGAAAGGCATTGTCCTGCTGTTCAAGAACAAGTACTGGATCATGATTACCGTGACTCTGGTATTCATCTTCATCAACTACTCGCTGAACGGCGGCGCAGCCGTTTACTACGCAAAGAACATTCTCCACAATGAGAATATGGTCGGCACCATGAATCTGGTTGCAAACCTGGTGCAGATCGGCGTTATGTTCTTCACTGCATTCCTTATCAAGAAGATCGGCAAGCGGAATATGCTGATTATCGGCGCAGTCGTTTATGGCATCGGCTTTGCAATGTTCGGCTTTGTCGGCACAAATATGGCTGGCATCATCACCGCCTGCGTCCTAAAGGGCATCGGCAACGCCGGCATCTCTTCCTGTATGTTCGCTATCGTATCCGACACCATCGAGTACGGCGAATGGAAAACCGGCTATCGTACTGAAGGTCTCATCAACTCTGCATCCAGCTTTGGCTTTAAGGTAGGAAACGGTCTGGGTTCTGCTATCCTGGGCTGGGTCATCGGCGCAGCAGGCGCAAGCGCAGGCTCTGAGATCACCTTTATCTGGATCCCGGCAATCCTCTGTGTCGCACAGGTTGTTGTTATGCTGTTCTACAAGCTGGACAAGGAATATGACGGCATCGTAAAGGAACTCGCAAACGAAGGAGGAAATGAAAATGCTTAAAAATCCGATTCTCCCGGGTTTTAATCCGGATCCGTGCATCTGCCGCAAGGGCGATGATTATTACATGGCAGTTTCCACTTTTGAATGGTTTCCCGGCATTCCCATCTACCATTCCAAGGATATGAAGAACTGGGAACTGTACACCCACGTGCTGACCGATGACGAAAAGGTTGACTTGAAAAAGCTGCCCTCTGCCAAAGGCATCTGGGCGCCGTGTCTGACCTACTGCGAAAAGGAAGACCAGTTCTATGTAGTCTATGGCGTGATGAACTCCATGAATGCCAGATACTTTGACGTGGACAACTTCCTTATCACTGCCAAGGACATCAAAGGTCCGTGGAGCGAGCCGGTATATCTGCATTCCTCCGGTTTTGATGCCTCCATTCTCCACGATGATGACGGCAGAAAGTACATCGTTTCCCTGGACTGGGAAACCCGTGCCGGCTATGAAAAGCCCGGTGCGATCTGCATGGTGGAATATGACCCGGAGAAGAAAGAGATCATCGGCTATCCGAAACGCATCTGGAAAGGCGGTACGGACAGAGGCTGCATCGAGGCACCGCATCTGACCAAGCGGAACGGTTACTACTATATCATGTGCGCCGAGGGCGGAACCGGTTATAACCACTGCGTGACCATGGGACGTTCTGAAAACGTGTGGGGTCCCTATGCGGGTGACCCGAAGAATCCCATTGTCACATCCAATCCGGCGGTTTCCAACGAGCGCCATGATCCGGATCACCTCAAGCCCAAGTATTACAACCCGGATGTGGTGCTGCAAAAGGCTGGCCACGGCAGCTATGTGGAAACTTCCCTGGGTGAGGTATATCTGGTGCATCTCTGCTCCCGTCCCTTTACACCGGAGCTGCGCTGCACACTGGGCAGAGAAACGGCGATCCAGAAAATGATGTGGACAGAGGATGGCTGGCTGCGCATGGCAGACGGCACGAACATTGCAAAGGAATACTGCGAAGAGAGCAGGCTGCCGGAGTATCCTGTGCCGCAGATCCCGAATTTCGACGACTTCGACAGCGACACCCTGGGCAACTGGTACTATGCGCCGAGAATCATGCCGCAGCGGTTTGCGGATGTTACGGCTCGTCCGGGCTGGGTGAGACTGCGTGGACAGGAGGCAAGAACTTCTCTGAACAAGACCAGCATTCTTGCCAGAAAGCTGACCAGTGTCTATGCACAGATCACCACAAAAATGGAATTTGTTCCGGAGGTGCATCAGCACAGCGCAGGACTGATCCTTTACTACGACAACATGAACTATATCAATCTCCGGAAGTACTACAGCGAAACGCTGGGGCAGAGTGCTATCTCGATCATCCAGCTGGAGAACGGCGAAAAGACGGAATTCGTGAACACCCGGATTCCGGTGGATGATGTACCGATCTACTTCCGCTTAGTGATAAACGGCAGACATTCTCAGTTCTATTGGAGCTATGACGGCGAGAACTACGAGAAGATCGGCATTCCGTTTGATACCACAAAGTTCTCCGATGAGTACTGTAAGTACGGCGAATTTACAGGGACTATGGTGGGAATCACCTGTGCAGACCGGGTAAAGCATCAGCACTATGCCGACTTCGACTTTTTTGAATATAAGGCAGACGAAACGAAAAATGTAGAATAAAAATCAGCAGGGAAGGGAACTGACCGCAAATGCTGAAAGAAAACGACTGGGAGAAATTCCAGTCGTTTTTTGCTTTATGGTTTGGAAAATGCGAAAAAATAAAAAAGCTGCTCTTTTTCGCTTGCCTTCTGCACGAAAGTTGAGATTCGGACATGAAAGATATTCTGAAAAAAGCTTGACAAGACGTGAAAAATGTGCTATACTATTTTAACACGAAATACAGAAAGGAAGTGCGTGCAGTGCAGACAAAGGGAACCAAAAAAATTTGTGACAACCGGCAGGCACGGCATGAGTATTTCATTCTGGAACGCTATGAGGCTGGAATTGCATTGCAGGGCAATGAAGTGAAGTCGATTCGGCTGGGTCATGTCAATCTGAAGGATGCTTGGTGTGACATTACAGACGGCGAGTTGTTCGTGAAAGGAATGCACATTTCCCCTTATGAAAAGGACGGCTTGTTCCGGACAGATCCGATGCGTGTCAGAAAGCTTTTGATGCACCATCAGGAGATCAACCGGATGTTTGGCAAGGTCAAGCAGGACGGTCTGACGCTGGTTCCGCTTTCTCTGTATTTCAAGGATTCCCGTGTGAAAGTGGAAGTCGGACTTTGCAAGGGTAAAAAGCTGTACGACAAGCGGCAGACGGCTGCGAAAGCTGATGCACAGCGTCAGATCCGGCGTGCAGTCAAAGAACACAACCAGTGACAAAACAGCTGGCAGAATGGGGGCGTAACGGTTTCGACGGGGACAACGAAGCATGATAAGCGAGCAGAGATTGCTGCATCTCTTAAAACAGCGGCACGTTTAAAATTAAACGCTAAAAAGAACTTTACTGTAAGCTTTAACAAGAGCCTGCAGGTAGCTGCCTAAGTCAGCTACTGTCGCCCGCAGAAGTACCACGGTCTGCGCTGCGGCATCATTGCAGTGGTGAACGTTCCGGCGGCCTGTTCACACCGCAGGATCGGATTTGAACTACCGTTCTCAGCAGCCTGTTTACCGGCAGCTTTGAACGGGAATCAATGTAGATAAACTACGCTCGTAGAAAGTTGTGTGGATTTGTTTTCGGACACGAGTTCAATTCTCGTCGTCTCCACCACAATCGTATCTTTGATGATACAATGTAAGAATCATGCACCCCAAAAATCGGGTGCATGATTTTTTGCTTTCGCAGCCTAAAGTGCAAACGATAGCTCGGCGTTTTTTCAAAAAGCAAACGATAGGTGGCGTTTTTTGAGGGGTGTCGATTGGACTTAATAAAATTAAGTGGGTTTTGGAGAGGAAAAAGGAGTGAAAAAGCAGCCTTGTTGGATTGTTTCCAAGGTGTTGGAAAGCTTCCGGCAAGGCCAGGATTTTACAATTATGGACTTGAGTTATGAAAAAAAAACAGCCCTGCCGGATTTCTCCAACAGGGCTGTAATTATCTCACACTTTTATCTCCGTCCCATCTCGGAATAGAAACACCAAACTCCCATCATGGAACACGGTGAGGTTCTCCAAAACAGCGTTCCAGACGGATTCGTCAAACGTCTCTAGCACAGAATCCGTTTTTTTCAATGTCTGCAAAATTTTCTGCATTTTGGCAATCCGGCGTTTCCGGTCGGACTCGGCTGCCTCCTCAGCATCAAGCTGTGCAGATAGCTCCTCATATTTTGCATTGAGTGCATCGAAATCCTCTCCACCGTGCTGGATGTACTCTTTTAGCTTTTCATTGACTGCCACAAGCTCATCTTGCAGCTCTTTCTTTTTACTTTCCTGCTTTTTCAAGCAATTTAAGGCGAATTGGCAATTCTTGATGACCACATCTTTCTGCGAAAAGTACTGTGCAAAAGCTTGCAGAAATTTCTCTTGAATTTCCGGTTCATACAAATGTGGTGTGGTGCAGAAATGACTGCCTTTAAACTTGCTGTTGCATTGGTAAATGACTCGGCGATATTTGCTGTTGGAATGCCAAACTTTCGCACCAAAATAACTGCCGCAATCTCCACAGATAATCTTGGTCGCATAAATGCTGGTGCTGCTGTATGGTTTCATACATCGTTTTTGAAATTCTGACTGCACAAAATCGAACTCCTCCGGTGTGATAATCGCAGGATGGCTATTCTCCACGTAATATTGCGGAACTTGTCCCTCATTGATTTGTTGCTTTTTCGTTAAGAAATCAACCGTAAACTTTTTCTGCAAGAGAGCATCGCCTTTGTATTTCTCATTCGTCAAAATGCTTTTCACCGTACTAGCTGACCATTTTTCCTTTCCGCAGGGAGTCGGAACGCCTTGAGCCGTCAGCTCATTTGCAATTTTGTAAGGCGTTAAACCGTCAATGAATCGCTGATAAATGTATCGAACCGTCTCCGCCTCCTCCGGAACAATCTCCGGCAGACCATTTTCGCCTTTCCGATAGCCCAAAAAGTGTGCATACGGCAAGCTGACTTTTCCATCAGCAAATCGTTTTCGCTGTCCCCATGTAACATTTTCCGAGATAGAGCGAGACTCCTCTTGTGCAAGAGAACTCATAATGGTGATGAGCAATTCGCCTTTGCTATCAAAAGTCCAAATATTTTCTTTTTCAAAGAAACATTCCACGTGATGTTCCTTTAATTTTCGGATAGTTGTCAAGCTGTCAACCGTATTTCGAGCGAACCGACTTACACTTTTTGTGATAATCAAGTCGATTTTTCCATCCAGAGCGTCCGCAATCATGGAGTTGAAGCCCTCTCGATGTTTCGTAGATGTTGCACTTATTCCTTCATCTGTATATATTTTAACAAATTCCCAATCCGGATTTCTTTGAATGTAATTGGTATAGTAAGAAATCTGTGCCTCATAGCTGGTGAGCTGTTCCTCGAAATCCGTGGAAACTCTGGCGTAAGCAGCGACTTTTCGGCGAGTTGGAGTGGTTGTGGACTGCCAAGTTGTCCGATTGATAGACGGCGGAATGACGGTTACTTTTGGCATTTTCTGCTCCTTTCTGCGGCAGCCTGTCGCATCTCCGGTGTCCAGCTTTCACTTCTGGAATAATTCTTCCAAGAAATGGCTTTCTCCGTATTATCTTTGAAAAGGAAAGTCAGCCAATTCGGTGACACCAGAATGTTTTCAATTTTGCTTTTCACAATTTCCACGTCAAATTCTTTGATTTGCAAAGCAGAGCAAATCTTCTCATAGAGAATCCGTTCGGAAATTTGCTTTGCCGTAGGACAGTGTGATTTTCCTTGACGCAGATAGGTCGCACACATCCAAACCGCACCTTGCTTGTAAATTTTTCGCTGGTAGCTTTTTCCGCAAGCAGCACACTGCACCATGCCGGACAGCGGATAACGGTTCGTTGCACCGGGATGGGAGAATTGTTTCGTCTGTTTTTTTACTAAGTTTTGAACTTTCTCGAACAATTCCGCAGAAATAATCGCCTCATGGGATTGCTCCACGAAATATTTCGGCAGCTCGCCTTGATTTTTCATCTTTCGTTTTCCAATCGGGTCTTGTCGGTAATATTTCTGCAATAACATATTCCCAACATATTTTTCATTGACCAGAATTTCTTTCACACGCTGACCCGTCCAAAAATTGCCTTGTCTCGTGGAAATCCCCATGGCGTTGATTTTTTTCGCAATGGCACATTGTCCCATTCCGGAGCAATAATCCGCAAAAATCATCTGCACAATTTTGGCTTCTGATTCCTCAATTTCTAGCACACCATCGGCATTTCTGCGGTATCCGAAAATGGTAATGCTGCCAATTTTGCCTTGCTGGAAATCGTTTCGGATTCGCCATTTCATGTTGTCGCTGACGGATTTGCTCTCCTCCTGAGCGAATGAGGCGAGGATGGAAAGCATCAATTCGCCGTCTCCGGAGGTGGAATGCAAATTTTCCTTTTCAAACCAGACATCAATTCCTAAACTTTTCAGCTCCCGAACGGTCTCCAAAAGTGTGACGGTATTCCGTGCAAACCGAGAAATCGACTTGGTAATCACCAAATCCACCTCTCGATTCCGGCACTTTTCTAACATTTTTTGGTATTCCGGTCGCTCATCCTTTGTTCCGGTTTTCGCTTCATCTGCGAACACACCGCAAAACTCCCAGCCGGGGTGCTGCCGAATCAAGTTTTGGAAATAGTCAATCTGAGCCGCTAAAGAGTGCAGCATGGCATCTTTTCCGCTGGAAACTCTGGCGTAAGCGACGACTTTTAGCAGCTTCGGCTTGGACGGTCGCTGCTGCACCCGATGTACTTTTCGCTCCAATTTCATCACCTGTTTCTTTGTATTAAGCGTATGCTTGCTAACATATTCCCTCTACTGGGGGCAGAAAGTCAAGCACTTTCTCGGAAAATACTGCCCAAAGATAACCCGCATTTCTCGGCGAGAGTTTGTTCACATTGCACAAATTCCGACTGGGTCAGCAGTCCGGATTTTAGGAAATTTCGCAAAACCGCCATAGATACTTTGTAAATTTCAATTTCTTTCGTCATTGATACCTTCCTTTCGCAGCACAAGCACGAGAGCAATATTTTCTCGGATGATTTCGATAGCTGAGAACCGGCGTTCCGCAGAACGCACAGGGAATCGTGGCTGCGTTTTCATGCTGCATTTCCTGCGGATGCGTGTTCCAATAGTGCATCCGGCAAGCGTCACAGCAGAATTTTTTCTGCTTGCGATGCGGCACTTGCAGAACAGGAGTGCCGCAATTTCGGCAGACATTGTTAGGGTGATTTCGCTGTAAGTAGGACTTGATGGAGTTTTGCGAGACGTGCAGAAAGGCAGCGATTTTTGGAATTGAGATTCCGACCGCCACCATTTCATCAACCGAATTTTTCTGCGATTTCGTCATAATGCACCTCACTTAAAATTATCGTAAGAAACATACCCGGTCACGTAGCTGCCAATTGGAGTCTTTCCGCAGTTGGCGGCAGTGTTGGTAATCCGATATCTACCGTTGGCACAAGCCTTGCCGTCATAGATGTAGTACGTGCCGGATATTTTCTTGGAAAAGGTCTTTGCAGAATCCGAGGAAAAAAGCGGAGCATTTTGCAATGTTACACGCTGTCCTTTGGAGAAAGTAGGATTCGAGGTGTAAATCACTTTTCCGGAGGAATCGAAAACCGTATATCCGGATTTACAAGCCTTCTTGGCATTTTCCAATGAGGAATATGCCCCAATCTGCGACTTTGCATCAGCCCATGTTTTTCGGATGCGGTAAATCTGTGAGGTAGTAGAAGTAGATGTTGACGTTGTAGAACCTTTCAAATAAGACTGCACCTTCGCCTTGAAAGCAGACCAGTGCGGCAAGATATACAGCGGACACATTTTGTACTTGTTTTGCATGGTGTTCAACTGATCTACCGTGCCGGACTTGCCGTCCCGAACATTTAGCCAGTGGGTATGGGTGTATAAATGCGATATACCCAGACCGTATTGTTTGAGCAAAGCCGCAGCCAATTTCGCACAGTTATCTTCCGATTTCTTGTCAATTGAGTTATACGCACCGGACATGATACACTCAATTGCAATTGTGCGGCGATTTCCGTTTCCGGAGCCGTCCGCAGCGTGCCAGCCGGAGAGCGTCAGCGGCAAGTTCTGCCACGCACAAGTATTGTCCACGTAATAGTGAACACGCACATCGTTCATGTTGCCGTTTACCGTGGCACGAGTGTACTGTTCTGCCGGAGTTGTGCCGGACGCAACAGAAATCCAGTCTGTGTTGTGAACAGTCACACCGATGATTTTTCCTGCCATGGAAGCGGACGGCATATCAATGCGATTCGGGTTATGTTTGGTAAGCAAATATTCTTTGACGGTCACGCCGCCAAGTGTGGATGTAGAATCCGGTCTTAAAATAGCCATAAGTTAGTCCTCCTTGTTTGATTTTTCTTCG